AACCAAATGAGAATGTTTGAAGAAGGAGGTATCGCTGACGATGGTATGACACGTGACCCAGTATCAGGTAACGAAGTACCCCCAGGTTCTTTAGCTAGAGAAGTACGGGACGATGTTCCAGCCCAGTTGTCTGACGGTGAATACGTAGTACCTGCTGACGTTGTACGTTTCTTTGGTGTAAAATTCTTTGAAGACTTACGTATGACAGCAAAGCAAGGCTTGCAACAGATGGAGAAAGATGGTAGGATTGGTGGAGAGCCAATGGATAGTCCTGCCTCACAGTCAGGTGACGATCCTCTATCTCCAGACGAACAAGAACTTCTACAAGAAATCATGGCAATGGAACAAGCCCCACAGCAACCACAACCAAGTATGGCTGTAGGTGGTGTCGTTAATGCTGCTTACGGAATATCCGTTCAAGAAGGTGGCAACGTAACAGAAGACATTCCAATTTCAACTCGTACCCGTACTACAGGTACTAACACAGGTACTGGCACAGGTACTACAACTACTGGTACTACTGATACTACAGCTACAGGTAAGGACGGTATGGTCTCCGTCTTCTATATTCACCCTGACGGAAGAAGGGTCAAGGTTCTCCTACTAAATGGTAAACCAGTTGGTAAAGTTCCAGACGACTTTACTGACTTTGTTACAGACACCCCTGAGAATAGAATAAAAATTAATTTTCAAATATCTGACGAAACACCAGTAGGAGCAGGTACAGCTGCAGGTGCAGGCACAAGTTCTAAAGGTAGTGGAGATCGTCAAGACGAAAGAAATCAACCTGGTGGTGACTTATATAAAGAACCTAAACCAAAGACATTTGAAGATATTGGCATTAATGGAGCAGACCCAAAGGCAGGCGCTCTGGCTGTTCTGGGAGCAGGAAAAAGTGCAATTGATCAAGGTTTAGAACTTGTAAGCTTTGGTCTTATTGGGGCTGGTATTCAAGGTATAACTCAAGCAGAAGTTATATCTATAGCTCATGCTAATGCTCTCTATGCTGAAGACATTTTAAAGAATGACGCTTTAGCTGCAGAAATAAGAGCAGAAATAAAAACGTATGTAGATGATAAAAGTATTTTCCTTGCTGACGTTATTACAGACATTGCAGCAGCATTTGTTAAGCCAGGTCAAAATAGGTTAAATGACTATGAAGAGCTAGGTGGCAAGACTGCCCAAGAAGAATCAAAACTATCAGCAGCAGACATAGTTACAAAGAGAACAGAAGAGGAAAAAATAAAGCAAACAGAAATAGATAGAATTGCAAAAGAAAAAGAAGATGCTGAGAAAGACCAAGCGAGACTTGCAAGATTTGCTTTAGAGGTTGAACAAAAACCTCTTTACACAGGAACAACAGGACAATTACAAAAGTCACTAGAAAAAGAAGACAAACCATTTCAAGATCAAATTAATATAATAAAAACTACTAGTAAAAAAGATGACAGTTTTGATAAAGCATTAAAAGAAGCTACTAAAATTGCGTCTAAAAAAGAAAAAGAAAGAGTAGAAAAAGAAAAAGAAGGTGAAGAATCAGCCAAGGCACAAGGGGCTACCAGAGGTATTGGAGGTCAGTTTGGAATGAACAAAGGTGGCTTAATAGCTCGCCCTAAGAAGAAGACCAAGAAGAAGAAATAACTATACTACAACGATAAGGCTACCCAGCAATAATGCTGGCCCCAACATAAGGAATATAAGATGCCTGAACTAAATACAATAGAATCCCCAAAGATTGCAGGTTTTGTAGATCGTGGGTATAACAACAATAAAAAACGTGCAGCTATGGAAGCTGAAGAAAAAGAGATTGCACGACTAGAGGCAGAGGCACGTGGAGAAGAGTACGAAGAAGAATCCGATGGCGAAGGATCTGAGGCAACCAAAGTATCGGATGCAGGTGATTCCAAACAAAAAGAAGCCAAAGCGGAAGTTGAAGCATCAGAAGATGATTCGAACCTAAGCCGTGAAGAAAAGTCTTTTAAGAAACGCTACGGTGACCTTCGCCGCCATATGGCTGAGAAAGAGAAAGACTGGAATGAACGCTTTGAGAAACTAGAAAACTCTGGTGGCACCATTCTTCCTCCTAAAACAGACGAAGATATAGATCAGTGGGTATCCAAATACCCTGACGTAGCAAGCATAGTACAGACAATAGCAACTAAGAAGGCTCAAGAACTATTTAGTAAGGCTGATACTCGCCTTCAAAAGCTAGATGAGATGCATGAGGCTACCGTTCGTAAGTCAGCAGAAACAACTATTATTGAGTCACACGCCGACTTCATAAACATTAGAGAGTCAGACGAGTTCCATGACTGGGCAGACGAACAACCTAAGTGGGTTCAGGATGCAGTCTATGAGAATACTGATGATCCTCACTCTGTAGTTAGAGTCCTTGATTTATACAAGGTCGATAAAGGATTAACTAAGGAAGCTAAGAAAGCTGGTAAGAAAGCAGCAGCTTCTGTAGTTAGTAGAACTTCAAAGACTAAAGTGGACGCTGATGATTCTGACGGACAAATCCGTGAGTCTGATGTAGCTAAGATGTCCTCTAAAGACTTTGAAACTAACGTAGATGAAATCAATAAAGCCATGCGTACTGGCAAATTCATCTATGATATTTCTGGAAGTGCACGTTAACTCTTGACAATTGCAATGATAGAAGTATAACTAAAAGCAGATTACAATGAGCCTCCCTTTGGACTACCTCGTATTCTGCTTCCCAAAACTTAAACACACTAATAAGAACTACCTGACTAAGTACAGGCCCAAGTCTTTATCGGTTGGCCGACTGATCCTGACTTGCACCCTAGAAAACATTCAGCCTCTTTAAAATGTTGTTTAGTTTATTGAGTAGAGGTGCACAGCAACTCACTCTTAAGAGAGATGTGTATCTCAATTTCATAAAGCCTAACACTTAACAGGAGGATTTATCCAATGGCTTTCGCATCCGCATCAGGTTATGGCAACTTACCAAACGGTAATTTTAGCCCAATAATCTATTCCAAAAAAGTACAGCTTGCATTCCGCAAGAGTACTGTTTGTGGTGACATAACGAACTCAGACTACTTTGGCGAGATTTCATCTCAAGGTGATACAGTCCAAATTATAAAAGAGCCTGAGATCAGCGTATCCTCGTATTCACGTGGTACGAGTGTAACCGCACAAGATCTTGACGATGAAGATTTCTCTTTAGTCATTGATAAGGCTAACTATTTTGCCTTTAAGATGGACGATATTGAGGAAGCGCATTCGCATGTAAACTTCATGGATCTTGCAACCAATCGTGCTGCTTATCGTTTAGCTGACAACCATGACCAAGAAGTTCTTGGCTATATGTCAGGCTACGCACAAGCTAGTCAACATGCTGTAGCTAATGCTCTTAATACCAGTGTCAATGGTACTAAGGCTGTAACTACTGCAGGGGCGAATGAGTTACTATCTTCAATGCAGCTCCACAAGGGCGACTTTGGGAATATAACTACCACTTCTGCTGGCACTCACTCAATTCCTGTGACTGCTCGTATGCCAGGTGCTACTTCTCTACCAACTGCTACTGTTTCTCCTGCGATGATTATTTCACGCATGAAACGTTTACTCGATCAACAGCAAGTTGACTCACAAGGTCGCTGGCTGGTAGTAGATCCAGTATTCATGGAAATCTTAGCTGACGAAGATTCACGTCTAATGAACGCTGACTTCGGTGAATCTGGTGCACTGCGTAATGGTTTGACCCTGAATAACTTCCACGGTTTCCGTGTATACACCTCATCCAATTTGCCTGCTGTAGGTACGGGATCAGGTACTTCAGGTACTGCAAACCAATTGACTAACTTCGGTGTTATCGTAGCTGGTCATGATTCTGCTGTAGCAACTGCTGAGCAGATCAACAAAACAGAAACATATCGAGACCCTGACAGCTTTGCTGACATTGTTAGAGGTATGCATCTATACGGTAGGAAGATTCTTCGTCCAGAAGCAATCGTAACTGCTCGTTATAACGCAGCTTAAGGGAGGTAATACGTTATGGCTACCATTACAATGAGTACAAACTCCGATTCCACATCCAATAATGCGGGAACGGGC